TGGTCCTAACTCAAAATACTCCAACCCCGGTGTATTTCCTCGCATATTAGATGTCCCAAACCAACAAGGTATACGCATACATGCAGGTGGAACCAAAGCAGATTCATTGGGCTGTGTTTTATTCTCCAAAACTCGCAAACCAAACCACATCGACATCCAGTATAGTCTAAACGATAGCAGGTGGTTAACCAAACTTATATACAATAATGGTATACGAAGTATAATTTTAATTAACGAATGGGATCATAAAACTAGATAAACATGTACCTTCCATCAACACAAATAACTACCAACCTATACACCAACGGTGGAGAATACGCTTTATCAACCACACGTGAGCCATATAAAGGGTATTATTTCAAAACATATCAAAATAAACTATACACAGGTAAAACCCCAAACGATTTACCTAATGTTGAATTAATTAACATAACCGACATAGTACCCCAACTTCCTTCAACCCCTACAATAACCCAACCCGATGCAATTAACCCAGTGATAGACCCCCAGTTTATTTTACGCGATACTAAGCCGCGATACTTGCCTCAATCAATCGTTTCACTACCTACATCGAACGATTATCAAACGGGTTATTTCACGCGTTATTTCTGCAAGAAAAACAACGAACTAAAGTACATAGAAACAGACGAAACCACACACAACAAACTGCAAGCAAAAGATGCTAGTATTGCCTGGGATTTATATACACCAACAAGTGTAAACTGGTATATTGTGGGTGATGAGAAAAAAACATACTTAATCAACAAAACAACAGTACAGTTGATTGAGCGTGATAGTAAATGGTATGGTTTCACTAATTGGTTTCGCGATAATTTTGCAAAGTATTTGGCTTTGTAGTATAGGATCTGTATCTTCAACCCATGTTTTGGCTAATAGAGGATACACAAAAAATTGATTTATTCACACGCATGCGTTTCGAGGAAGCATACGTTGAGGTTATCCCTTGCTCCCACAAACAACACCACATACAAAACACCATTTCATTGGTGTTTATTCACCCATTAAACCACCCAAAAGGGTATATTTTACCCATCAAACACAACGAGGCAATTTGTGTTGAGGAACACCACCTACACCCACTACTTGACTCGATTGGAACAGTACATACACCAGACAAAAAAACACTACTATACTACATTAACCACCAAAACATAATTCAACCGTTTCCTACCCATTTTACCCCACATCAAACAACCACACACGAACATTTTACCAAACTATACCCAACCAACAAACAATTGAACACAATTGTGCCGTTGGTTAAACATTATGAGGCGTGTATGGCTAACTTTAAACAGTTTGTTATTAATCATGCCAACCCATTCTACAACAACATAGTTATACCAGCATACCACAAGCTAGAACAGTGCGGTATTAAAGTAGATACGGCGCAATATAAGCACTACTTTGGTAGGGGCACCGAGGAATATGTCTACACAAACTACAATTTATTAACCACAACTACTCGCCCCTCAAACGTATTTAATGGTATCAACTATTCAACACTAAACAAAGAAAATGGAGAAAGAAAATGTTTTATCCCGCGTAATAGCGTATTCATTGAGTTTGATGTTAGTGCTTACCATCCTCGTATGCTTGCCAATATATTGGGCTACGAATTTGGTGATATCGATATTCATCAACATTTTGCGGAGCTATATAATGTGGATTACACAAAAGCAAAGGAGATCACTTTCCAGCAGTTGTACGGAGGGATTTGGAAGCAATACGAAAATTTAGTATATTTCAGTAAAGTAAAAAAATACTTAGAGGTGTTGTGGGAACAATTCACTACTCAAGGGTACGTGGAATGCCCCACATCCAAACTACGTTTTTATCGTGAAAACATAGAGGACGCAACACCAAACAAGATACTAAACTATATATTGCAAGCAGAAGAAACATCCACCAACGCACTTATATTGCAAGACATACATAAGCTGTTGGAGGGTAAAAACACAAAAGTAGTATTGGTTGTATTTGACTCGTTTTTATTGGACGTAGATAAAGCAGAAAAAGACACCATACAGCAAATAATGGAAATATTCACCAAACATAATTTAGACGTAAAATTTAAACACGGAAACAATTACCAGTTAAACTAAGCAGTTATGAACCACAACTTACTTGAACCCCAGCATATGTATAATGTAGATGCATCGTATGACTATGACTCATACATGAACTTAGAAAATATGCTAAACAACCGATTACTATGTACCTTCACCCCGTTGGAGGAACTCGATATATTAGTGGAGAATTTATCCCGCAAATACAACATCATGTACAACAAAATGTTTGTTCTACACGTTAAATCAAACAACGAGTACGTGCTGACATACAACATTGACCAAGGCAACATTGACGCGATACCAGAAAACACAATTTTGGTACACCGGAAAAAAGAATACAATGTGTTATACACTATCAACTCATTAAACGAGCTGATACGCAGATTAAACGGTGGTGTGGTTGATCCGAAATTTCCGATCGACTGGAGACACTACAAAAATAGTATACTATTAACGCAGAATGGTGAGCTCAAACAGCTACAAACACGCATATTCAAAATTATTGAACTTTAATCATGTTTTTATTTTGATTTTTTTTGCTCGCAACTAAGTTTGCGAGCTTTTTTAACCTTGCTTGGCTTTCCAAGCTATCGTTAGTATATTCACCAGTAACAATTTAAAACAGTTATATATGAATCTAGATGCAATTAAACGCAAATTAGAGAACTTCCAAAAGGTTCCAAACAAATCAGGGGAAAACCAGCAATCGATCAAACGATTCAAACCAACCATCGGTAAACAAGTAATTCGTGTTGTACCATTCAAATTCAACAAAGAATATCCATTCGTTGAAATGAAATTTTACTACAACATCGGTAACAAGAAAGTGATTGCATCACCGTTGAATTGGGGAGAAAAAGATCCTATCGCTGAGTTTGCAAAACAATTACGTGGCACAAACGACAAAGAAAACTGGCGTTTGGCGAAAAAACTTGATCCAAAAATGCGCATTTTCGCACCGGTTATCGTACGCGGTGAGGAAGAAGAAGGCGTTCGCTTATGGGAATTTGGTAAAGAAACATACGAGGCATTCCTACAGTTAGCAGCTGATGAGGAAGTAGGTGACTTCACAGACATATTAAGCGGTAGAGACATTAAACTTACCACAGTAGGTCCTGAGTCAACTGGTACAAAGTACAACAAAACAACCATTTCACCTGCAATGAAAACATCGCCATTATCGGAAGACAAAGCAGAGTTAGAGGCATGGTTGGAGAACCAAGACAACCCATTAGACACATACAAACCATTACCATTTGATACAATCAAAGTAGCATTATCGGAATGGTTAAACCCAGAGGAAGACTCGGATGATGTAATGGCTATGCCTGCAAAACAAACAACCGTAGCAGAAGAGGTAACTAAACCAGCTAAATCAAACTATAGTTTATCTACTAAACCAGAGGCAAAGAAAACCAAAGCAGACAAATTCGACGAGTTATTCGACGATGACGATGACGACAACGATATGCCATTTTAATCCATCGAATTTATAGCCTACATTGTTAGGCTATATTTTTCATCATTTATATTATTTAAAACAAAGTTATGGCAAAAGGAAGAAAATCTATATCGGAGGCAGTTGATGCACAATTAAAGGGCAAGTTTTCCCTAGACAAATTCAAACAAAGCAAAGGACTAGCATCCAACGTAAAATTCAAGGAACAAAAGTGGATTCCATTTTCACCGGCATTGCAAGATGCATTGTCCATCCCTGGTTGTCCTATGGGGCACATCATGATGGTGCGTGGTAAATCAAACACTGGTAAATCAACTACATCCATTGAGGTAGCAGTGAATGCTCAGAAGATGGGTATATTGCCTGTGTTGATCATTACTGAGATGAAGCATGACTTTCTGCATTGGCGTCAAATGGGATTCGAGATGGAAGATGTAGTAGATGAGGAAACTGGCGAGATAACCGACCATACAGGGTTCTTTATTTACCGCGACCGCAGTACATTAAACTCAATTGAGGACATAGCAGCATTCATCATTGATTTGCTAGTAGAACAGAAAAAAGGTAACCTACCGTATGATTTACTATTCATGTGGGATTCAGTTGGTTCCATACCATGTCAAATGTCAATTGAGCAAGGAAAAAACAACCCAATGTGGAACGCAGGAGCAATTGCAACACAATTCGGTAACTTTATCAACCAGCAAATTGTATTATCTCGTAAGGAAAGCTCACCATATACAAACACATTATTCATCGTAAATAAAGTAGGTGTAGCTCCAGCTGAAACAGTAATGTCGCGTCCTAGAATGACAAACAAAGGTGGCGATACGTTCTTCTACGATGCATCGCTTGTACTCACATTTGGTAACGTTACCAACGCTGGTACATCTAAAATCGAGGCAACAAAAGACAAGAAAAAAGTAGAGTTCGCGTTACGTACAAAAATCGCATGTGACAAAAACCACATCAACGGTATCACCACAAAAGGTACTATTGTATCTACAACACATGGTTTCATCAAAGACGACAAGTCCGCTATCGACAAATACAAAAAGGAACATTCCCACGAATGGTCATCTATATTAGGTGATGGAGAATACTCCGTTACGTTTGATGAAAGTGAATGGAATGAAGCAGAGAATATTGTCGATTTACTTGACTCTATTGAAGAATAATTAAACATAAACAAACATGAGCAAACAACTACTAGACCTCCTCAACAATATCACCCCGGAAAGTGAGTCAACCCAACACGAACGCTATATGCTAATCGATGGGCTAAACTTATTTTTTCGCAACTTTAGCGCGATAAACGCAGTCAACTCCAACGGTGCGCACATTGGGGGGGTCGGTGGTTTTTTCCGCTCGTTAGGCGCACTAATGCGCCAAATACAACCAACCAAAGTGTATGTGGTGTTTGATGGACAAGGTTCATCCACAAACAGAAAAAACATCATCCCCGAGTACAAGTCATCCCGTAACTTAACTCGAGTAACTAAACACGAACTGTTCGATAATTTGGACGACGAGGACGAATCCAAAGTATCCCAAATTGTACGCATTGTACAATACTTAAAAACATTACCGGTACACACCGTTACTCGCAACGGCGTTGAGGCCGATGATATTATCGCGTACTTGGCAAGTACCTTGCCACAAAACGCAGACGATCGAGCATTCATAGTATCCAGCGACAAAGACTATCTCCAGTTAGTATCGCAACAAACTATAGTGTATCGCCCAATTGAAAAAGAATACTATACAGCAGATACAGTAATGGAAAAATTTAACATACCACCACACAATTTCATATTGTATAAGGTGTTGATGGGTGACAATTCAGATGGTGTATCGGGTATCAAAGGGTTGGGCCCCAAAACACTACTCAAGCGTTTTCCGGAACTAACCGGCGATTATTTGTCATTGGATGATTTACTGGATATATGCGAGAAAAAAATAGAAGAACACATAGTATATGCTCGTGTATTACACGATATAGAGACAATACGAAACAAATACACAGTAATGAATTTGGCCAATCCCATGATGAGCGATGCAGACAAACACTTCATCGACTCATTTGTTGCCACATCA